CAGGAAAATATCTAATAAAATATTATGCAGCTATTAGAGATAATTTAAATAAATATCCTGAAATAAGTTTAGACGATTGGAATTTATTAAGATCAATACAAGTAAATGAAATCCCAGAAGATGGTAAACCAGAGTGGGAGGGAATTACTGATTATATAGTTGAAGATGTAGTTAAAATAATTATAGATTTAAGTGATGGATCATTTAATCAAACAATATCAGATACAGTAGCATCCGGGGGAAAAGAAGTAATAGAAAAACTATTTAACGCTAATTTTAGAATGATTGGATATAAGCGTTATAGAGAATAAAATATTTATATTTATAACAAACAACAATAATTAACATGAAAGCAAAAACTTTTGAAAATCTAATTAGAAGAGTAATTAGAGAAGAAATCGATTATTCATTACGTAGAGAAATCAAAACACTTAAAGAAGATTTACGTGATGAATTAAAACCAACAATAGTAGAACACACTGAGAAAGTAGTAGAAACTTTTGATAATTCACCACATGAAAGAGAAAAACCATCATCATTAAGAGAAAAAATAATGGGTAATGCACCTATAAAAAAACAACAAAATTTAAATTATACATCTAATAGTGCATTAAATGATTTATTAAATGAAACGGCATCAGGGGATACAAATACCCAAACAGCTCAAGCTCCTAGTATAATGGAAACGCAAAATATGCCTGATCCTGTAGCAAAAGCAGTAACAAGAGATTATAGTGGTTTAATGAAAGCAATTAATAAGAAAAAAGGATTATAATAAATGCCTCTTAACACTCCCCCCATTAGTATTAGCCCTTTAGATCTTAACAAAAATGTTGCGATAGGGGTAGTCTTTCCTTTAATGAATGGGGGAACTTTTGGACAATCATTTACTTTAAAAGAACAAATAAAATCAAATATAATTAATGTATTATTAACTGAAAGAGGAGAAAGAGTTAATCAACCAGGTTTAGGAGCAGGACTTAAAAAAATACTATTTGAAAATAATCCATCCTCATCTGAAATAGAAGAATTAATAAATCAGCAATTATCAATTTATGTACCAGAAATAGAAGTAGAAGGAATAGAAGTAAAATTTATAGAAAATGAACATTTATTATATATTAAATTAATTTATACATTTCTTCTTTCTCAAGAACAAGACTCAATTCAAATAAACATTAACCAACAACCTTATGGTAAAAACGGATAAATAATTTATAATGGCCTATTCAAAAATATCAAATAAAACACAAGATAAAGATGTAAAATACTTAAGTAAAGATTTTAATTCTTTTAAAGACCAATTAGTAGAATTTGCACAGGTATATTATCCTAACACTTATAATGATTTTAGTGAAGGATCTCCAGGTATGATGTTTATGGAAATGGTATCATACGTAGGTGACGTTTTATCTTTCTACACAGATACACAATTAAGAGAATCTTTTTTATCATTAGCTACAGAAAAAGAAAATTTATATAATTTAGCTTACTCATTAGGCTATAGACCAAAAGTAACAACAGCAGCAACAACAGATTTAGATGTATATCAATTAGTACCCTCAAAAGTAGCAAATAATACTTATTTACCTGATTTTAATTATGCTTTAAATATAAGCGAAAACTCAACTTTTAAATCTACTGATGGGCCTGTATTTTATACTATAGAAGATGTAGATTTTAACTTTTCAAGTTCTTTTTCTCCTACAACAATTAATATTTACCAGTATGATGACTCACAAAACCCACAATATTATTTATTAACTAAAAAAGTCCAAACAATTTCTGGTGAAACCACAACAAAAACCTTTAATATTGGAGCTCCAGAGCAATTTAAAACAATAACTTTATATGATACTAATATAATTTCGATAGAATCAGTAGTAGATCTAGAAGGTAACGAATATTCTGAGGTTCCTTATTTAGCTCAAGATACTATGTTCGAACCTATAGAAAATACAGCTGCTAATGATCCTGATTTACATCAATATAACCAAGCAACCCCTTATCTCTTAAAACTAAAAAAAGTACCAAGAAGATTTATATCCCGTTTTAAAACAGATAATACATTAGAAATACAGTTTGGAGCGGGAATTTCAGATAAGGCAGATGAAGATATTATACCTAATCCAGATAATATAGGTTTAGGAATTAAGGATGGAAGATCTAAATTAGATAAAGCTTATGACCCATCTAATTTTTTATATACAAAGGCTTACGGACAAGTTCCCACTAATACAACACTAACAGTAACTTATATTAAAGGGGGAGGATTAGAAGCAAATGTAAATTCAAATACTATAACTGAACCTGATGGATTAAATATTATTAATAAGGCAAATTTAAACCCAGCATTATTAAATTTTGTAAAAGCCTCAGTATCATCAGCTAATTTAAGCGCAGCTGTAGGAGGGGGAGCTGGGGATACTGTAGAAGAAATAAGAATGAACTCAATGGCTAATTTTTCTGCACAACAAAGAACAGTAACTAAAAATGACTATTTAATACGAACTTTATCTATGCCTGCTAAATTTGGTAGAGTAGCAAAAGCATACATAACACAAGATGATCAAATATCACCCTTAACTACAGAACCAAATCGTATACCTAACCCACTAGCATTAAACTTATATACTTTAGGATATGATAAAAATAAAAAACTAACAACCTTAAATTCAGCTACAAAACAAAATTTATCTACTTACTTAGAACAATTTAGAATGTTAACAGATGCTGTTAATATTAAAGATGCATTTGTTATTAATTTTGCAGTAGATTTTGAAATAACAGCATATAAAACCTATAATAATCAAGAAGTACTACTTAACTGTATAACAGAATTACAAGATTATTTTGCTATAGATAAATGGCAAGTAAATCAACCTCTTATAATGTCTGAAATAAAAAATCTATTAGGAGGAACTTTAGGAGTACAAACAGTAGAAGAAGTAAAATTAACAAATAAAAGCGGAACAAGTGCAGGATATTCTCAATACAAATATGATTTTGACTCAGCAACTAAAAAAGGAGTAATTTACCCTTCATTAGATCCAAGTATTTTTGAATTAAAATATCCTAATACTGATATTAAAGGACGCGTAACAACATACTAACATGGCATATTATTTTATATTTCCCGAAAAAGACTCTACAATATATAGTCACCCAGACCGTACTAATATGAATACAGGGGGTGATGAAATTCTTGAAATTGTAAAAGAAAAAGGAAGTTCAGATGCAAGATATTATCCTTCAAGAGTTTTAATTAAATTTCCAAGTAACGAGATTACATCATTAATTTCAGATAAAATAGGACATTCTATATTTAATAATGGAACATCAAAAGTATCTTTAAAATTATTATCAGCTGAACATAAAAATTTATCAAAAGTTTTAAATCTAGAAACATTTGCAGTATCTCAGTCATGGGATGAAGGAACAGGCAGATTTTCTAATATACCAACAGGTTCAAATGGTTGTTCTTGGTTATTTAGAGATAATAGTATAACAAAAACAGTTTGGCCAACAGGTAGTTTTGGAGATGGCTCATCAGGATCTATAAACGCTGTAGGAATAACAGAAGGAGGAGGTACTTGGTATACAGGTAGTTTATTTCAAGGTTCACAACAATTTTTACAAGGAGACGACTTAGATACAGATATAGATATAACTACAATAGTACAAAAACATAGTGCTAGTTTATTTAATAATAGTACATACCCAGTAGGAATAGAAAATCAAGGAATTATAATTAAACAACCGGATTCTGTAGAACAAGATACTTCAAGTAGTTTTGGTGAAATGAAATATTTTTCAACAGATACTCATACTGCCTATCCCCCAAAATTATGTTTTAAATGGGATGATGCTATTTATAGTCCTCTTAGTGCGGGTTTTAATAGTGGAGAATTACATGTTTCACTTTATAGAAATCAAGAAAGATATAACCAAAATGATGAAACTAAATTTAGAATTCATGTAAGAAAAAAATACCCAGTTAGACAATTTACTTCATCCTCAAATTATTTAAATCCAGGATATTTTAGAAATACATCATATTATAGTATAAGAGACGCACATACAGAAGAAGTAATTATTCCTTTTGATGATGATTTTACAAAACTAAGCGCTGATAGTGAGGGAATGCATTTTAAAATATATATGAAAGGTCTACAACCTGAAAGATACTATAGAGTATTATTTAAACATATAAATGATGAAGGAACAATAGTATATGACGATAATTATCATTTTAAAGTAGTTAGATAATGGCTAGAAGAAACTATACCCCAAATAAAATTTTTAGAGGAGATCCTTTAGCTACAAGTCCTTTTAAAAAAAAGCAAGAATTTAAAAGACAAACAAAAATATACCCTGGAGGAGAAAACATACCTGTCTCCTTACCTGAGAGTTATAGAAGATCTACAGCAAATAATAAACAATGTGTAGGATGTAAATTCTTTATTGATAATAATTGTAGTAATTGGAAAGCAAAAGTAAAATCAGAATATGTATGTAATTCATGGAATCTTTTAGGATCAGATTTAGAAAATATAGTTCTTGAAAAAGAAACATATGTAAATAAACAGTTTAAAGAAAATGTAGATACTCAATTTTCAGAATTTATAAAACCCCCCATAGATGAAGATATAGATCAGTTTTTTCAAATTTATAAAGAAATATTTTATGATATTCCTAAAAGGGGAGAAAAATCTCATACTTCACTTATGATAGAGTCTAAGGACCATATAGAAGATTATGTTGATCCTAAAGACACAACAATACTAGCTTTAACTAATAAAATAGAACAATTACAGGATCAAATAGCAGAAAAATTTAATACACAAGAACATCCATTTTTTCCTGATGGAAGTATATTACATGTACCTTACGTACAATCAGGAATGATGCAAAATGGTAAATTAAGAATGATGAGGTGGTCTGTAGTTCAAATTTATTTAAAAACAAACCCAGCATTTAAAGACCAAGATGGAAATGTTAAATCTTTACGTAAAATAGCTATTATATTTGACGATACAACAGTTATGGATGGTATTCCAAAGGGAAAACCAATAAATAAAGAAGAAGATCTAAACGATTATGATTTCCAAGAACCAACAGATATACTAAATTTTAATAGATTAAGAAATGCAACATCACAAACAGATTTAGATTCAGCCGAAATATTAATAATAAAAAATATTTTAGATGAAAAAGAAAATAATGTGAATAGTGTAACACGAAACATAAACACAGGGTATTAATGGCTAAAAAAAATATAGAAATATCAGAAGAAAAAAACTTTGAAGTAAGTGGAGTAGCTTCTAGAATTTTAAGTAAGTCATTTGGAAGAATAGAAGATTATATAGAATTACATATATATGATAGGGGAGGTAATCTTTTATATTCTGAAGAAAATTTCTCTAACTTTCAACTCTCTACAGATCAAAGAAATTCATCTTCAGCTCCTAATGTAAAAGAAGATTTATCTTCTGAAATAAACATGGATCCTGTAGGGATATTAAGAGACAGAGGATATACTTCAGGTAAATATAAATTATCTTTTAATATTCAAAGAAAGAAAATAGTAAATTCACTTTCTAAAATATTCACTTTAAAAGAAATATCATCTACTCGTACTGAATTACGAGCAATCTCTAAAGTAATACAAAACTCAGATTTAGAAAGATCTATAAGAACTACTATAAATGAAATAAATAGTAATCCTTTTTATAAAGATATTATTCTTAATTTTGGTGAAGATAAATTAGTTACATGTGTTAACATGCAATTAAATAAGAGAACAAAAAAATATGAAATATTATTTAAACTACCTGAACCACTTCTTTCTTCTATTAGTACTCTTGATACTTTTAGGGTAACTGAAAATATAGTAGATAAAATTAACTTAAATGTTGATTTAGGATTTGATCCTATTGAAGATAATAGAATTCCTTTAAGAGGTCCTAATTTTAAAGTAGACGTTAGGTTAAATAATAGTGTACCCTCTGCTTTTAAAAATTATAATGATATATTATCATATAATGCAACTTCTTCCTATCAACAACTTTTAAATCAACTTGAAAATAAAGAAGTACCAGAAATAGATTATACTTTTATAAAATCTACTCATTCAGCTTCTATTGATAAATCATATCACTTTGAAAACTTTACACATTTTAGTAGCGCTACTGAACGTTTAAAAAACTTTGAATATAAATTAAAATTAATAGAATTATATGATGACCAAATAGCAGATATATCTGCTATTCCAGGACCCACATCGGCATCATCGATTGTTTTAACCGACAAAAATAATATTAATACAAAAAAAGAAAATTTATTAAGGGGCCTTGATGGATATGAAAGATTTTTATATTATACTACAGGTAGTGTTTATACGTGGCCTAAACAAAACTCAACATATCCTTATATTTTATATTCTGTTACTTCATCACAAGCTAAAACGTGGTT